CCCATTCTTTGACTCCGGGGTCCAGTTTCCTCGGAACCCGGGCCGTTCTCGGTACCTGCCACGATCTTGTTCAGGGATCGTGGTGAGCTGGGGACGTAACCTCTTTCCGCTCAATTCAGAACGGAAAGCCTTCCTCGCCGGATCAACCACATGTCCGAAAACATGCGTACGTTCGACGAGAACATCACCCTTGCCACGTAAAGGAAGGAGGTAATCCCCCACTCTACGATGTGGGGTCGCCACACTTGATTCGGTCTGCAACGCTCGGAATAAGTACGGGTCATGACGGCGTTCAACTTTCGTCTCCGGCTCGAAAGCCAGATAACGGAATGTCAGAATACCATCGCGCCCGCGCTTCCAGCGTACTGTTAGACCTAACAGGTGAGCTATCCACGGTGAAGCTTTAACTCCTGAAGTATCTGGGTAATCGTCGGGGACAACCAGGGGGTCATCTCCTCGGATCCGTCGGATCTCTCCGACAAGATAATCCAGGGTCGAAGGAATCTCGTACACATTCCAACGCCGTAACAGGCCGTTGAGAGCAGTGTACAAGTAGGCTTCAGCTCGCCGCCTCCCGGCGGTTTGGCCCGTCGCTCTTCCCAGGTGGAAAGGGCGGACGTCAACCCCGCGGTAATAGTCATAACCGCAGGATTCTCTGAAACTTCCGTCAGCAAATGTCTTATCGACGTTTATAACCAGGCCGAGAAGCGGAAAGTACTCCAGCACGCTGGAATGCATCCGAACATCATAGACTAGGTCGTCGCCAAAGACGGAGATCACTGTTTGCTCGTCAAGCTTGCAGTGGTCTCGAATTGCCAAGAGAAGGCAGAGAAAGACAAGCGTCTGGAGAGGGAACGTAAAACCAATCCCCATTGTGGCAAAGGTCGGCGATGCCAACCGGTTACCATACAGGGACAGTCCCTCGATCCTACCGAACTTAAGAGCCGAAGCCCATCGGAATGGTAAGATCTCGTCGATCAGTTGGACAGTAATGTTGTCACTGGCCATTGACTGATCAGCCGTCACGAGCGAACCCGTTAACGACCCGAACTTGGCGAGTTCACCATGCACTGGTTGAAGGTGCTTGATGTCGTAACCAAAGTTTCTGAGACGATCTTCGATTGTACGCCCTAACCCCGACGAGTACAGTGTACCTATCGTGGTATTTGGCATAATCATTCGAAGTGACTTCCAGGTCTTGTCGACAAGAACAGCCTCGAGAGTGTCAACTAAACGGTAGAGTGGCTCTTTGAGGAGCGCTGCTCTCGACTTCGCGTATTCCAACGCGGGTCGGTTCCAAATACCGTAGTATTTGTCAAACCATTCAATGTGAGCACTCGAACCCGTTATTGGGGCCTCATAGCGTTCGCCTTCACAGGCTTTACGCATGGGAATCCCGACGGACGACTTTTTGCCGAACGATGCTCTCTCACAGATTTCCAGGTTGGAGAAGTCTCCAAGGATCTGGTCCGCATACCCCCTTGCCCCAAAGATGATAGCCCGAAGTTCTGGGTTATCACGCGGGACTTGGAAGTTCATCAACCGTGCCTGATTATCCATGAATTTCTTAATGGAGTCATCACGCAACTCGGTCGGTGTACGGAGGTCTTGAGAGAATGAAAACTTCTTGAACAGATCGGTGATCTGCCTCGTTGTTTTCAGGGAGTACGGTTGATGGGAATCAATCGCACCGCACGACAACGCCCTAACCTGCACTACATTGCGATCGGCTAACGCCGATCTTGCTGTTTGCAGGAACAGATCAGGGACGTAGGGCGCAAAGTCTTCGAGAAGTCTCTCGGCGAGTTTCCACGCGTTGAGGTCGAATCCGAACTCGCGTACGGACTCAGATGGGGTGTCATCCACATTCGCTCCTTAGTTTCCAGTAGGAGTATAGGGGCGTCCTGCTTGTGATCGCAAGACGCTGCAAGTCCTTTTGGAACCCCCATGACAGGGGTTAGCTCCTCTTCTTCATCCCAGCGAGGTCTCCCCATGGAACCCCATATCATGAAACTGATATAGGCAATCCACAAAGAAACCACGACGTGACGGAGAAGGAAGCCGAAGGTCGATTCACGCAAGTGAACCGGCAGTCCAAAAGTTGTCCGTGTCGGAGTCACACAGCACTTGTGCTGCGAGCTTCCGAAGATCCGCGTACTCGGTCGACGTGCTCTCCGGGTGAATGTCCATCACGATTCGCACCGTGTTGTTGACATACGCCCCACTCGACAGCAACTTCGGCACCGTCAAAGATGCCGAATTGTTTTGCCGAGAGTAAGAGCCGTCGGCTTGAATCGCCGCGGGCCGATAGCGGAACGTCGCGTGCTCACGCACACGAAAATCCGCCGTTGCAGGGACAGTGACATGCACGCCGTTGGGAACGGTCACACCATCGTCTGCGAAGACTTTGGCGGTGCCACCGGTATTGGCAACTGTGCCACCGATGTTAATGGACATGGTTTTCAGGCCCATATTTCCTCTTCAGGATCTCACTTTCAGACCTCGCAATTGCGACACTATCAATGCCGCATGGTCGATCATCTGTGAGAGGTTGAGATCACGGTAGTTAACCGTGGGCAGGGAAGGAATCGACGGATTCGCATAGCGAGACACACTCTGAATTTCTTCAGTGTATGACCCACCGGAAAAGAAGTACGTGGCAGGGGGTTTCCCCAACGCGGTCTTATTGATGACAGTTTTGCCTTCTCGCACGGTGTGCGAGTTGACTTGACGGTCTACAACAGTAGTCCACGT